ATTAGTTTTAAGCATTGAGTTGTAGCTTTACCGTTTTTTAATATACCTCTATCTTCTGACCATTGTCTTGTTAGTTCTTCTAGTTCTTCTATATTATACATTTATTTTTTCTCCTATGTTTTTTACTGTTCTTTTATACTCGTTACTATTCTTGTAGTCTTCTACTAGAATACCATAATTCTTGTAAAGTAATTTCATTACTTCAGGCCTTGTCTTTATAGTTTTACCCGTAATAAAGTTGTTTATATGAGTAGCAGTTGAAAGATTAAGATCCTTAGCCAGTTTATACTTAGATAAGTTATCGTCACTTTTAAGTGCAGTCATAATACCTTCTTTAATGTTAGGTACTTCCTTTACTTCCACATTTAATATCCTCCTTTATTTTTATTTGTAGTATATTATAACAAAAGTATTATTAAAGTTTTATTAAAATTTTAGTAATATTAAATTTATTGATTATTGAAATATTGGGAATAATGCAAAAGCCCATTTAAGGTAGTATAGTTTGATTATATGGGCTTTTTATTGTTTGTTATATGATTGTATTAATTAAAATATATTTTAGTAATATATTGAATTTATTTAGTAAATTTTCTTTTAAATATTGTAAGCTTTGCAGGCTCAGGAACCATTTTAGTATTTTTACCTACTACTTTACCGTCAAGAAGTTTAACTAAGTATCTAGTAAACTCTAATGGCATAGATTTACCTACAGCCTTATCTTTATTAGTATTACTTAATCCTTTAAAACTAAATAAATCTGGGAATCCTTGAATCCTTGCCTTCTCTCTTAATGTTAACGGGTATTTCTTATCCCAGTGAAACCAAGTTCCACCTCCAGTTATTGTAGTTGAAGTTATATTATTAGCTATCTTACGGTTTATTCTATGTTTAGTTTGACCATCAGCAGCAGTATAACTAAGTTTTCCATCTCGTAGTAACATAGCAAATGCCTCATCTAATGTTAGATACTCTTTGGTTATGCTATTCTTTAAGAAAGGTTTATATACGTGATTGTGATCTATCTGAGGTATATCTTCAGCTGGAAGATCTTCTATAACAGATGCAACAGTATTATTATGGTAAGCTTCACTAGGTACGAAAGACCAATCTATGTCATCTCTTGTTGCTATTACCCATAACCTATTTCTGCCTTTCTGAGTATTACCGTAGTGATAATTACTAACCCATTCTAACTGATATTTATAACCACAAACCTTGGGCATCTCGTATATATAGTCTATTTTAGACTCTATAAAGAAATGCTTAGGTCTTATCTTACCTATATAATATCCAAGATCTACATTATTATCTGAGTCATAATCTTCAATAGCTCTTCTAGATAACTGTGAGAACTTGCTACAACTTGGTTGAGATACTATAATATCTATATTATCGGTAGGTAATTTATCTAATGAACTATATAGTTCAGCATCTGGAAAATTGATACCAAAGTTCTCTTCGTTAACTATACCTCTACTATCATAATTACCAACTATGTTATGACCTTCTTCTAAAAATGGAAATAACATACTTCCTACATTTCCTTCTATACCTAATACATTCATTTTATTAGTCCTTTTTTATATATGTTTATATCTTGATTAAAGCAGTGTAATGAAGTTATTACTAAATGTAATACTCCCATATCAGCTTTTAATCCAGCCTCTTCATTAACCCAATTAGCCAGTTTATTAGCAAAATAAATATCATTTTGTAAATGTCTCATAGCGTCACAAGATCTCATAGTATACATTACATCTAACCTATTATTTCTAACTATAAAGTGCCATCCAAGACTACAAGGTACTCTTTCATTAGATACTGCAGCTGTTAGATCTTCAGGGAAGAACATAGGTAAATAAGCTTGTCTTGTAGTTGGTTCATTTTTCAATAGTTCAACTAATGTTCTAAGATCTCCTATCTCATATCTAATACCTTCACATAGACTCTTAGGCCACATTCTCTCAGAATAAGTATGGGAGAATTGTTCACCGTTAGCCATATAGTCTTCAGTTGTTGAAGCCCACATACTATGAGAAGGGTCAGGATTAGATGGAAAACCTTGTACTCTTTCTTTAAAGTGAATATTAGCCCAAGGTTGTGAAGCTCCTAAAGAATCTGATAATTCTTTAGGGTCTTTTAACATTTGAACCTTCTCAGATATATGTAATAACTCAACCATAATAGGAGGAGCTTTAGTACCTTGCCAACTTTCAGTTTGAACAAGATCTCCTTCATTAACTAATTTATCTCTTAGCTTTTTAACTATCTTGTTCATTAGCTTCTCTCTCCATTAATGTAGCATAACCTGCAAGATCGTGCCAACTATCACTATATTCGGGTTTACCTGCAGCTCTTACTAATTTAAGTACAACATCACTAAAACCCATAGCTATATGGTCAGGCATCTCTGTACCATTTACATTATTATGGTGATTTTTTAGTACTGACATTATCTCAACTCTTGCTCCACAAACATCCCCATAGTTACCGTAAATAGATCCTCTTTGTTTTAAAGTATCATCTACATTACCTTCATTATTACCCATAGTACTCATTATTTCTTTCCTTCTCTCATTAATTTTAATCTAGCCATCATTCCGCCTTTAATAGCTTCATCAAGCACCTCATCTTTTATCTCAGGTCCTAGTTCATCTCTTGATTGAGCCCTAGTTTTCATAGCCCCCTTTATTGTAGGAGGTAAACTATAACCTGTGAGTCTTATATGTTCTTTTTGTATATAATTATATACTTTTGCAAGCTCAGGAGTAAGAACAAGCTTATCCTGACATTGTAATAACTTCCATACTCCAGCAGTATACTCTGAACCCTTTTCACTTATCTTTTGATCTATATCTTCTATAGAAGGCCAGTTACCTGGTACTAAATAGTCTGAGGTTGCCATAACTTAACCACTCCATCTTCTTGAAGCTGGTGCATATTAACTAATCTCATATTTAGTATAGCCATTTCAGTTCCGTCACCGTATTTACAATGTTGTAGGTATGCTGTTTCTAAGCCAAACCATAGTTCTTCTTCACTCATACCTTCTTCTATAAATTTCTTAGCCTTTGCAGGACCTATACCTTTTAGTCCTGGTATATTATCTGAACTATCTCCTGTTATAGCTTGTAAGTACTGATTAAAGATTGCTCCCTCTTCAGTCATCTCAACCCATCTCATACTAATTGGATTCTTTAACCAAGGAGCTTCATAATAGTTCCAGTGAGGTTGCCCATAATCATAGGTATTCTTATAAATATCTTTATCCACTATACACAGAATACAATTTTCTTTTAGTTGTTTCTTTCTCATAACTACAAAATCATCAGCCTCAACTTCCATATGATACATACTATTAAAGTGATCTTTTAAACCTTCCTTAACTTCAACTAATCCTACAGGCGGTGGCTTTCTTTTACCTCTATTAGCTTTATACCACATTTCAGGGCTATCAGGAAAAGCATCCTTTAGTAAGTCATATCTAAAGTTCTTGCCTGATGTGAAGTGTAATTCAGTATTTTCTGCTTTACCTCCTATCCTATCTAAGATTAAATCCATCTTACCTTTAGCGTGTAATACCGCCTCATTTACATTTATATCTCTATAAGTGAAAGTCTCTTCATTCCAACTTGGTTTACTTCTTAGTTCTTCCATCTCTTCTTTAGTATGAAACTCTTCATCTAATACTTCAACCTCAAACTCACAAACAGAACAAGCAGCAAATGCTATAGTATCAGCATCAACAACTATTATCTTATCATTCTTTGGAGGTAATGTATTACCTGCAGCATCTATATCTATTTCTATCATATCTTCTATATTTTCAATTTGTTCTATATCTAACATTAACTAACTCCTTGGTAAGCTCTTGATATACCTACTTCAACCGGCATATCTACTGTATTTATTTTTATTCCTGGTAATCCCATATAGTACTTCCAAGCTTTATCACAAGCTCTTATTAGTATATCTTGCCAGTAATCAGCGTATTCTTCAGTAGTTTCTATTGATAAACTATCGTGTACAAAATTAGCTACTTTAAACTCAAGATTCTTATCCTCACTATTTAGTTTAATAACATAGTGAATCCACAACTTAGCAACCTCAGCTATACCTCCTTGAATAGGTATATTAACAGCATCAGTATACATATCAGGTTTAACCCATCTATTTAGTAGTGTTTTAACTACATAGTTACCTTTATCTAAGAAGAATGATTTCTTTATTCTTTCAATAGTTCTATATTGATCTGAGTATGTTCTCATCCAATTATTTCTTCTTTCTTTTGCTTCTTCAGAAGTCATAACAATACCATAGTTTTTGAAAGCATAAGCTTGAAATGTTTCTGCCCCCATACCATAACATAGCCCAAAGTTTTCAGCCTTAGCCTTCTTTCTTTCCTCGGATGTTACTTCTTCTATAGGTTTACCTGTTGTTTTAGATGCAGTTAAGTAGTGTAGGTCTATATTGTTTGCAAAGGCATCAGCCATAGTTTTCTCACCGTATACAGCAGCTATTAGTCTTAGCTCAGCTGTAGGTAAATCCCCACCAACAAAGATTCTTTTATCATCTTCTTCGAATCCAAATATATGTTTTAGCTTTCTTGGAAGTTGTTGCATATTAACAGCATCTTCTCTATCTCCACCTTTACAAGACCATCTCCCTGATCTAGTACCATAAGGATTAAAATTACCATATACCTTATCTTTATTATAATTATCTAAGAAGTTTAATGTTTTAATAATTCCTCTCTCTTCTAATATTAGTTTAGAGTAAGGGCAACCTTCAGAGGCTCTTGTTAATAGTGCAGTCTCATCAGAAGATATAACTATAGGATTAGCTTTATGTTTAGCTTTAACTTGTTCCCAAGCATAATCATTAGATATATCCCAAACATTATCATAAGCAGCTAATAAAGCCCTTACTTGTTGATAACTATTAACATTAACATTAACTGGAAACTCATTATGAGTATCAACTAGTAGTTGTTTATATTTAACTTCTTCTTCACTTCTTAATCTCTCATTTACTTTAAGACCACATTGTTGCCAGTTAACTGTATAACCTAAGTTTAAAGCATCTACTTGATATGCACGGTTTTTACTTAACTTATCATATAGTTTATCCCATAAGAACTTCATTACATATACATCAGTAGCAGAGTATCTTAATTGATCTTCACTTAGTTGACCAGGTTTAAATCTTGCCTTCTGCAATAATTTCTTATCTAAACCTTTATAGAAGTCCTTACCTGGGAATAGGTGATTAACAACTATATCTAAATTAAAAGCATCTAATTTAGGTAGCCCTATCTTAGCCATATACCATAGGTCATCTACCTTCTTACTTCCAACTCTTAGTGTACCTTGGTCATAACTACCATTCCACCAAACTAACCATAAGTCTTTATGTAGTTCTTTGATATCTTCTCTTGTTACCTTATTCTCTTTAGTTTTACCTAAGAATTTGAATAGTGAGTTCTGTGCTGCTGCCCCCGTAGTATGTTCACCGAAATAATCGACATCTAATATGTAAACATATTCACTAACTTCTGGTTGATAATATTGTATAAGTCTAGTATTAACATAGAGTCCATCACTTTCTATATCACAAAATATAGGTAGTTCAGGATTAAACTTAGGTAGTTCTTTTACCGTTTCTACTACTTTGTATTTCATTGTTTTCCTTTGTGCTTGCGCATTTTATTATTTTGTTATAAAAAAAAAGAAGGCTTAATAACCTTCTTTTAATAGTTAAATTTCAGGAGTTTCTGAATCTTCTGTATCAACAGCAGAAACCATCTCACCCAAGTCAATATCTTCAGAATCTTCAATATCTTCTGTATCAACTTCGTCTCCTTCATATTTAACTAATTTAGCTAATTGAACAGCAGTTAAATATAGAGTAACTTTGTGAGTTCCTCCAGTATTATTACCAACAGCAGAACCGTGAATAATTCCAGTAGAACCTTCACCTATAGCCCAGTCAGCTGAATGTACAGCTTCAGTGATATTCTTACCTTTACCATCAAATACTTTAACTACTTGTGGATTACCATCAGGCCATTTAGTATTAGTTTTGAAAGTGATTAATACCTTACCTGTAGGTACTTTCTTAATCTCTTCAGTTTCAGGGTCAATCTCACCCCCAGGGTCTTTCATTAACTCATCTTTAATACCATTAGTTTTTGGTAAACCTTTTACAGAGAACTGTTCTTTGTAAGTCTTCCACTCATCATCAATTTGTTTCTTAAAGTGTTTATGTACTTCTCCATCTTTTGGTACACATAGACTAGCCACATATTGCATTCTAGGCTCTTCACCTTGCATTGCGTTGTTTCTACCTTCACCTGTGATGAATACATATTTTAAAGAACCTACTTTTGTTTTAACTTTGCTACCTTTAGCCATTTTTGTTTCCTTTTGTTTTAGTTTATTCTATTCCTCTGAGCACCGAGGTCGTGTTAGCTTTATATAAGCTTAATGGACTATACCAAATAATACCGGAAAAACACTAAAAGAATATTATTGATATAGCCTATTAAACTTACATAAACCCACGGTTAAGTGAGTTTATTTGATTATACAGAGAATGGATAATCAGTTGAGATAGACTCAGTACCTAATGGGAACTTATGAGAAGCATTAGCATCAATAGCAGCTAATAGTTCTTCCATTTCAGATGCACTAACTTCTTTTGCTCTGAATTGTTTTAATACTTCATTTGTAGCTTTGTTTACCATTGATTTTTGAGTTCTGTGTAGTTTTTTACCAGCAACAGACATAGAATCAATTTTACCTTTAGCAGATGTATGAAAATCTTCAGCAGGTAAATACTCACCAAAGTATGTACAATATACAAGACCATCTTCATTAACTTTAGTTGAAGTAGATTGTGAACCGAACACCCCAGTAATTTTCTCAGCAAGTTCTGCTGTAATTTCTTTTGCT